ACGACGAAAGGCAAGCATAAATATCTCATGCACTGGACAAAAGAATGAGAAAGCAGATATCAAGTCTGTCGAGACCTTATCCGAAACAGACGGTTTAGCACGGACGCATTGGGCGCATACCGCAAAGGGGCCACTAAGATGCCAAGGGGAGAACATCCAAACAGCAAGGCGAACCTTGAACAGAAACGCTTTGACAATATACCAGCGGCAGAACGACGGGAAAAAGGCAGCAAGGGCGCAGCAGTGACTAACGCAAAGCTAAAAGAGCAGAAAACCATGCGTGAGCAGATGCAAATGCTCATGGGCATGAAAGTACCTGAAAGCTCAGACACAACGAAGAAAATCCACAAGCAGCTCAAAGATATGGGTATTCCGGTCACGGACATCACATACAAGATGTCACTTGTAACCGGAGTTTATAATGCGGCAGTCAAGGGCAACCAGCAGGCAGTAGAGACAGTGAGGGAATTGATAGGCGAACAGCCTATTGCGGAAGCAGCAGCGGAAAGGGTGCAAATCGTTGACGACTTACCAGAGGATTAGCCTGAAATCTCAAATAGCACCGCACTTCTGGCAGACGTTTAAGAGTAAGGCACGTCACCAGATCGACAAAGGCGGTAGAGGTAGCGCAAAGACTTCCAAAAACGCGCTCAAGGTTGTCTACCATCTAAAGCTAGAGCCTTGCGCGGCTGTCTTGCTCAGGCAGCACCAGAACACGCTCAGAAACTCAGTTTATAAAGAAGTCAAGCGTGCACTTGCGCGGCTGGGCATGGTCGAGCACATAGACTATAAAGCACTCAAAAGTCCGATGGAGATAAGGCTTGTAAATGGCTCAGTTGTCTACTTTGCCGGTGGCGATGATTACGAGAATATCAAAGGCATGATAGATGAGAGTCTACCAGTGAAACTCATATGGTTCAACGAGCTGACAGGTTGGGATAGTGATGATGAGCTTGAACAGATAATCGCAACCTTTACCCGTGGCAACGATGACTGGTTTGTTACGCTCTATGACTTCAATCCTCCAAAGAACCGCTACCATTGGGTAAACGGCTGGACAGACCGAAAACAGTCAGAAGGCGCTCAGGTCATACATACGGACTATAGGACAGTCCCGCAACAATGGCTGGGAAGTATCTTTTTAGAAGAAGCCGAAAGGCTCAAGCGTTTTGACGAAAAGCGCTATCGCTGGATATATCTCGGTGAGGTCATCGGACTTGAAGGTCAGGTATACGACATATCACAGATACAAACGATGGATGAGCTGCCTCAAGGCGTGCGAGTAGTCTATGTAGACTACTCTATAGACGGCGGCCATCAATCGAGTGCAACAACCTGCCTGGCGTTTGGCTACCTGAGCAACCACACCCGGGTACTCCTCGACACGTACTACTACAGCCCAAAGGAAAAGGCCAAGAAGAAGGCACCGTCTGAGCTCACACGTGACATCTGGGACTTCCAGGCGCGCATAGCCAGCCAGTACAAGGCACCTATAGACAAAGAGACCATAGACAGCGCAGAGGGCGCGCTACGCAACCAGATGTTTGCAGACTACGGCAAGCGGCTTAACCCCGTAAACAAGGGATACAGCAAAGAGCAGCTTATAGACTACTCCCAAGCCTTTTTAGCAGATGGGCGTTTCTACGTCATGGCCAACCCCAACAACAAAATATTTTTGCTTGAGATGCGAGACTACCGATACAAAGAGGGCAGCATTGAGCGCGGCAAGCCTGAGCCTGACAAGACAGAGCACCAGCTGGCAAGTGACAAAGTGTACCACAATACGCACGCTCAGGAGACCGCGTACTACTACGCAGACCACACCGTTGATGCGTTTCAATACTACGTAAAAGACAATCTGAGAAAACTTGGGCTGAAATTCTAAGGAGACGTATATGCAGGGCAATTTATACAACACAATAAAATCCGAGCTGGCAAAAGACGGAATTAATACCATCTCTGACGAGATGCGCGCTCACATAATGGCGTGGAAGGAGTGGTACCAGGGCAATGTCGCGTCATTCCACATGTACAGCCTTATGACGGTTGGCGGCACTATGAAACCAAAAGAGCGGCTAACAATGAACATGGCGAAAAAGCTGTGCGAAGACCTGAGCAAGCTGGTATGGACTGAGGCCTGCGAGATAGTGCTGGACGGCAACAGCCGTACAGACGATGGCGACAACACAACAAAAGAGCTCTGGAACATACTCACTTCCAGGGTCAATAACTTCGCTGTCAACTTCCCCGAGCTTTTGGAAAAGATGTTTGCGCTTGGCACAGCGGCAATGGTGCAGTACATATCAGATGACGAGGTCATGATTGACTACATAGACGGTGACCTAATCATCCCGACAGAGTGCAACAACTCCCACATCTCAGGCCTTGTGACTGTGAGTCGAAAGACAGAGATGGAACACAAAAAGGCTGTCTATCTTACGCACCTGACAATACACTCGTTTACTCGCGGCAGGTACACAAAGACAAACAGGCTGTACAAGTCAAATGACGACAGCTCGCTTGGCAAGCTGCAAAGCTGGGAAGAAAAGTACCCCGACATCGCAGAAACCGTTGAGATATTGACAGAGGCCCCGCACTTCCAGGTGCTTCGGCCAAACATTGCCAACAACTACGTGCTTGACTCACCTCTTGGCATCTCTGTATTTGCCAACCACGTAGACAAGCTTAAGGCAATTGATACCAAATACGACAGCTTCGCGCGCGAGTTTGTGCTTGGACGCAAGCGCGTCATGATAGACCGCACAGCCGTCAAGGCAGCGGCGCAACCGAGAACCACCAAAGACAAAGACGGCAACGAGGTAATACGAGTCGAGCACGTCCAGTACTTTGACACCAACGATGAGGCATACGTAGCCATCTCAGGCATGGAAAACCAGCCGCTAAAAGAGATTGACTTCTCGCTTCGTGCGGATGAGCACATCAAGGCCATAAACGCCGAGCTCAACTATCTATCAGCAGGAGCGGGGCTAGGGCAGGACTTCTACAGCTTTGACGGCTCAGCGGCGACAAAGACAGCAACCGAGGTTATCTCCGAGAAGTCAGATACCTTCCGCTCAAAAGTGCACCATGAAATTGTCATCCGTGACGCTTTACTTGACATGGTAGCGGCTGTATGCGAGTTGTCGGGGATACCTTACGGGGAAATAACCATCAGGTTTGACGACAGCATCATACAAAACAAGGAAGCGGTCATCAAGCAGGCACTGCTGGAATACAACGCCGGAATCATTGACGTTGTGGAGTACCTCATCCGTACCGGCATGACCGAGGAAGAAGCAACCATGCTCGTTGACAAGATGCGAGCCAGAGCAGGGACAGAAAGTGAGCCGATGCCCGAATGACAGACGTGCAGCTTGAGAGATTGTTAAGACCACTGCTTGAGATTTACGCTCAGATCGAGACAGGTCTACTGCTCAATATCTGCGAGCGTCTTGTGACCTATCAAAGCATAGGCGGCTCACTTGAGTGGTACATAAAAAAGCTGCAAGAGTCTGGGGCACTCAATCGTGCAAACATGGAGCTCATCTCTCAAAAGACAGGCATTGCCATTCCCGAGCTCACAAAGATGTTTTCAAAGGTTGGAATATCAGCAATAGGCGGCGGGATACCATTTCCAGCTATCACAGCCCTCATACAAGCCAATATCAAAGACGGTACGGACATTTTACGGGCCATCAACACAAAGGCGTTAGAAAGCTCACAGGAGGCTTACAGGCGCACCCTGACAAAGGCATACACAGAGGTCTCCAGTGGCACGTACTCATACAACGATGCAATCAAGCGAGCTGTTGTTGAGATGGCAAGAGACGGCATCACAGGAGCAACGTACATGCGAGGTGACAAAGAGGTCAAATACTCACTTGAGTCAGTTGTGCGCCGTGATGTGCTGACAAAGGCTCACCAGTTGGCAGTCGAGGCTCAGATGGCTAACATGAGGGAGCTGGGCCATAACCTTGTGTATGTCTCTCAGCACATCGGGGCTCGTGTCCATCTGACCGATGAGTGGTCAGATCACGCAGGATGGCAGGGCAAGGTCTACATGCTTGATGGCTCATCGGACAAGTACCGCAATCTCGCAGAGGCAACAGGTTACGGTGACATCACAGGTCTTGCAGGTGTCAATTGCCGCCACAACATCAGCTCATACATTGAGGGAGTTACCCGTATTCCAAAGCAGATAGACATCGCAGAAAACGAGCGGGTGTATCAACTCACTCAAAGACAGAGGCAACTTGAGCGGTCAGTTCGCCAGGCGAAGAAGTTGTTGGACGTTGCAAAGACCAGCGAGGCCACAAAAGATGATGCGGCACTCATCAAGAGACTCAGACGGCAACTCAAGAGCAAGACCGACACTCTTGATGCGTTTGTCAATGCAAATCCCGAGCTCAAGCGTGATTACGCGCGCACGCAGGTAGTCGAGGAATGGAAGGTGTAGCAAACAAATGTTTGGTGTGATATCATTGTTAGCACTGTACATGCCACAAGTGGCATAAGGGGAATGTATAAGGGAAAAGTGCGGTCCTTATGCCACTTGTAGCGCGTACAGCGCGGATAACCTGACGAGGTATAAATGGGCAGACAGTCGATGGACTAAAAAACAGGAGGCTATATCATGGCAGATCAAAAAAACGCGACAACTCCGGCAGAGGAACAACAGGCAGAAATTCCGGCAGAAGGCGCGGGTACGGGTACTCAGACCATTATAACTGAGGGGGCAGGAAACCAGGCCGCAGAAAAGACTCTCACTCAGTCAGAGGCAGAGGCAATGCTCAAAAGAGAGCTTGCGAAGAAGCTGCCGAAGAAGGAAGAGATGGACGCTTTCAAGGCATGGCAGGAAAGCCAAAAAACCGAAGCTGAGAAACGCGAGGAAGAGCGCAAGGCAGCCGAGGCCGCAAAGGCAGAGAACGAAAGCCTGAAGAATGAGCTGAAGGTTATTCGCTCTGGAGTGAGTGGCAAAGATTCTGACTACGTACTTTTCAAAGTGTCGAAGATG